AGAGCCCTGCGAGAAGTGCGGCGCCGCACTTCTGCTCGGGCGGCTGACGGAGTTCCGGCAGGTTCGGAGCGCGGAGCCGGGCGGGGAGGGGTGAGCGGGATGGGCTGGGGCAATATCGCCGTGTTCGCGCCCAACGGGGTGCCGCTGCCGCGCGACTTGTTCGGATCGGCGATCGAGACGATCGGGCCCGGCACGATCCTCCACGTGCCGGCCGGCGCCCGCGTCGACTTCCCGCCGAGCCGGCCACGCCCGGTGATCTGTACCTACTGCGGGACGTCGCGCGCCGGCGACGTGGCCCGCTGCGAGTCCTGCGGCGCGACGGAAAGGGAGTGAGCGCGATGCCCGGAAGAATCTCGGCAGGATCCGCAGAAGGATCCCGGAATGTGGCGCAACACCTGGACCTCGCCCGGTGGACGCCGGAGGGGTTCGTCCTGCTCCGCGTTCATTCGTGGACGGCCGACGGGCCGGCGTTCTGCCCCGGGTCGAAAGCGGAGGCGATCGGAATCCCGGCCGCCGGCCCGTCGGCGTGGCGCGACTGGTCCGGCGTGCGCCTCGTCATCGCGCGCGACCAGTTCCACCACGGGCCCGACGTCGCGCTCGCCACCCTGCGCCGCGACGACTTCTGCGCGCCGCAGTGGCTCCGCGAGTGCGACCCGTGGCCGTTCCCGCCGGGGCTTTCGCCCGAGGACGCCGCGCTCGTGCGCCAGAACCGCCGGCCGGTCCCGGTCCTGTCCGACGCCATCACCCTCGACGCCACCGCCCCGGGCTGGCGCGATGGCGACGTCGTGGCCGTGGTCGGCGCGGCCCGGGAAGGGGACGCCCCATGAGCCTGAGCGGACTCGCCCGCGTGCTCGTCCGGGCCGAGGACGAAACCGGGCGCCGGCTGCGGCCGGTGACGGACCGGCTCGGCGTGGCGATCGAACGGATGGAGCCCGGGATGATGCTCGCGCGTCGCCCGGTTCGCCCGGTGATCTATGCCTACTACGGGATGGTATGAGTGCGCGCGGCCGGGGTGCGGGAAGGTCATCGCCCCGGAGCCCGCCCCGTGACCGCCGCCGCTGCCGTCTCCGCGCTCGCCCGCGCGACCCGGTCCTATGCTCGCATCCTGCGTCCGCCGCCTGCCTACCGAGTGTCCGAGTGGGCGCAACGATACCGCTGGGTTTCCGCCCCGGCGGCGGTACAGGGGCACTGGCGCAACGAGCGCACGCCCCACGCCGTCGAGCCGATGGACCGGCTCAGCTCGCATGACCCCTGCGATACCGTGGTCCTGATGTTCTGTGCGCAGGCGGTAAAGTCCGAGATCATGAACAACTGGTTGGCCTACACGATCCACCACGACCCGTGTTCCTTCGTGCTCGCGCAGCCCGCCGACCAGGAGGCCCGAGACTACGCCCGCGAGCGCATCGAGCCGATGATCGCCGACACGGCGGTCCTGCGCGGGCTCGTCACGGACCGCAACGTCCGGCTCGCCAACGGCTCGTCGACCACGCGCAAGTTTTTCCCGGGCGGGTGGGCGGCGATCATCGGGGCGAGCTCGCCGAAGGACACGGCCGGGCGCCCCGTCGGCCGCTTCGCCGGTGATGAGATCGATCGCTGGCCGGCGGACGTCGGCGGTGAAGGCGATCCCGTGGCGCTGTTCTGGCGCCGGCAGTCGAGCTACCAGGACGCGAAGCGGCTCCTGATCGGGACGCCGACGCGGCGCGACGGCTCCCGGATAGAGTCCGAGTTTCTGCTCGGCGACCGCCGATACCTCTTCGTCCCGTGCCCGCACTGCGGTCACTACCAGCGGCTTTTGTGGGGGGCCGCTGATACGCCGTTCGGACTGAAATGGCCGGAGCGCGATCCGGCTGCGGCCTTCTACGTCTGCGCGCACTGCGGCTGCGCGATCGAAGAGCGCGAGAAACCGCGCATGCTCGCCCGCGCCCGATGGCATCCGACGATCGAGCCGTGCCCGACCTGCCGCGAGGTCATGACGCTGGACTTTGACCGGGCGACGTGGACGGCCGACGGCGACGTGACGCACGCCGTCCACACGTGCCCGCACTGCCCGGCCGACGCGCCGACCACGTGGGTCCCGACCGGGAAGCCGGTTGCGCCGCTGCGCTACAGCTACCACCTCCACGGGCTGTATCGGCCGTGGGGGTGGAAGCGCGGATGGGGCGTCATGGCCTCCGAATGGGTCGCGGCGAACGCGGCACACGACCAGGCGGCGCTGAAGACGATCGTCAACACGGACTTCGGCGAGACGTGGGAGGAGAAGGGCGGGATCCGCGTCGAGGCCGACGGGCTCCTCGATCGCTCCGAGGACTTCGGCCCTGACTCGTCCGGCGCCGTCGGCTACGACTCCGTGCCGGACGGCGTCATCGTCCTGACCGCCGGCGTGGACGTCCACCCCGATCGCCTGGAGTGCCAGCTTACGGGCTGGGGCGCGGGCGAGGAATCATGGTGCGTCGACTATCGCGTCTTCCCGGGCGACACGGGCGAGGGCTGCGACACGTGGGCGGCCCTCGACGAGTTCATGCTGGGGCAGTGGCGCACCGTATCCGGTTGCGCGCTGACCGTCTCCGCCGGCTGCGTCGACGCGGGCTACAACGCCGACGTCGTCTATCGATGGACGAAGGCCCGGCGCGCTCGTCGCCTCTGGGCTATCCGCGGCGTCGAGAACACGCCCAAGGTCCCCGACCGGCCCGTCTGGCCCAAGCGCCCGAAACGCCCGGCCCGCGGCGCTTATGAGCGGTACGACGTGGGCGTCGACACGGCAAAAACGGTCGTGCTCTCGCGCCTGACGCGGACCTCCCCGGGCGGCGGTCATATGCACTTCGGACGGCACTGCGATGCCGTGTACTTCCGCCAGCTGACAGTCGAGCGGCAGGTAACAGAATACCTGCGCAACGGCGGCCGATTCCAGCGTTGGACGAAGCCCGAGGGCGCGCGCAACGAAGTCCTCGACTGCACCGTCTACGCCTTCGGCGCGATGCGGTCGTTGATCGCCTCCGGCATCGTGAAACTCCCCGCCCCGGGTGAGCGCAGCACGGTCGGAGCCCGCCCCGGCGGGACGCAGCGCCAGGCCCCGGACGTGCCGACCGCCACGCCAGCGCCATCGCGCCGGCTCGCGCCGGCCCGTCGCAGTCCGCGAAAAGGCTCCGTCTGGAGCGGACAAACCGCGTGGTAACGCACACGTAGACCGCACGATGCGTGCAAGTCGTCGGCCCTTCTGACTTGCACGGCCGCGCCGGACGCTTAGCCCGTGGGCGCCCCTCGTGCGTCCGCGGCAAGGCGTGCGAGTGACCCCGGCCGAGATCACAGCACAACTCACAGCACTCTACGCCGTGCGCGGAACGGGCGCGAAGTCCACGACGCACGCCGGAAAGACGCTCGTCTTCCATTCGCCCGCCGAGCTGGACCGCATCATCGCCGGCCTGGAGCGGCAGCTCATCTCTCCGCGCCGCCCGCCGTCCGGCCTCGCCCAGGGAAGCAACTTCGGATGAGGCGCGGCGGCTTCATGGCGCGCATCCGCGCCGCCCTGTCGCCGGCCCCGGAGCCGCGCCGTCGGGCGAGCGGCCCGGCATGGACGGAGCGCGCCTACTCCGGCGCCGCGGTCGGGCGCCTGACGGCCGACTTCTACCCGTCCAGCGCGGGCCCCAACGCCGAGGTATCCGGCGCCGGGACGACGCTCCGCAACCGCAGCAGCGACCTCGTCCGCAACAACCCGCACGCGCGCAAGGGCGTGCGGGTCCTCGTCGGCGACCTCGTCGGCACCGGGATCCTCCCCAAGCCCGCGACCGCCAGCGATGCGGTCAACAAGCGGCTCGCCGCGGCGTGGGATCGCTGGCAGTGGCAGACGTCTCCGGGCTCCCGGATCGGTGTGCACGGCCAGGTGGCGAAAGCGGTCGGCGGCGCAGCCGAGCGCGGCAACGCGTTTCTCCGCAAGCGGTGGCGGCGCCCGGCTGACGGCTACGCCGTGCCGCTGCAACTGGAGCTGCTCGAGGCGGACTACCTCGACACGTCGCAGGACACGACGCTGACCGGCGCCGGCCCGGCGCTGACGCAGGGCGTCGAGTTCGACCCGGTCGGGCGCAAGGCCGCGTACTTCTTCTACCCGGCCCACCCCGGTGAGTCGGCCCTGGCGGCG